AATAAATTCATTAACTAACTTAAAGGGTGGGTGAGCCTAGAGCCTACCTGCCCTTTTTTAATACTTATAATTATGGCTTGTGATTTAACTGGAGGAAGAGCGAAACCTTGTAAGGATGCTGTTGGTGGTATTAGAAAGATTCATTTTGTTGACTTTGGCGATTTAGGGGGTATTACTCTTACTGATGACGAAGTAACAGATATGGATGGGACTTTTAGCTACCACACATACGATGTAAAAGGGAACTCTTCTTTAGAAACTAATATTCAGACTTCTTTAGAGAATGGTACAACATTCTTTGAGTCTGTAGTAAATTTAACTCTACACAAACTAACAAAAGAGGATAACAAAGAGCTTAAATTAATGGCTTTTGGTAGACCTCACGTTTTCGTAGAGACTTTTGATGGGAGCTTACTTTTAGTAGGTAGAGAACACGGTGCTGAAGTTACTGGAGGAACAATGGTAACTGGAACTGCGATGGGAGACCTTCAGGGATACACTTTGACTCTTACTGCAAATGAAGTAACACCTCCTAACTTTGTTTCTGGAGCTACTGCTGCTGATCCATTCGCTGGGATGAATGGAGCAACTGATTCCGATTCGACTCAAAGAACTCCCTAATACAATATAGGGTGCTGAATTAAGGGGCTTTATGCCCCTTTTTTTGTATCTTGTAAAAACAAAACGACTGTCGTTTAGTTATTTTGTATATGAATATATTACCAACAACAGGGAGTCAAGTTCTTAAAATTATACCTCGTAAAGATGCGAGTGACCCAGTTATTAAACTAACTAATAAGGACACCAACAAAACAGTTACTGTTACTCCAACAAAGACTGATGAAGGACAATATATGGTTCTTACAGGAACATTCACTTTAACAGTAGATACTTTATATAGATATAGCGTAGAAGTATCTGCTTCTGATGACGAAGAGATTTATAGAGGATTGATATTCGCTACGAATCAAAGTAATCTAGAGAAGTACTTTGTTAATGAGAATGTATATACAGAAGAGGACAGTTACGATAATGAATTTATTATACTATAATGGGAAGAAGAATACCAAATAGAAAACCTCAACCACTACCAAAGCCTAAAGATGGCATTCACGTTGTTAGCCTATCTAGCTACACAGCTCCAGAAGTTGTTGAATCTAAAAAATACGATTGGGTAGGATATGGTGATGACAATATGTACTTTCAATATCTTATAGATAGATATAATGGGTCTCCAACAAATAATGCTGCCGTAAATGGAATATCTGAAATGATATATGGGAAAGGATTGGAAGCTACCGATTCAGAAAGTAAACCTGCCGAGTATGAAAAGATGAAAAGTCTATTCAACAAAGACTGTATGAAAAAGGTTTGTTACGACTATAAAATGATGGGTCAAGCAGCAATCCAAATAATCTATTCTAAAGACCATTCAGAGATTGTAGAAGCCTCACATATACCTATAGAGACGTTAAGGGCGGAGAAGGCTTTAGATGGCGAAATAAAGGCATATTATTATGCTCCTGATTGGAGTGAGGTAAAGCCTAATGATAAACCAAAGAGAATATCGGCTTTTGGGATGAGTAAAGATGGTATTGAAATACTATATATCAGACCTTATAGAGCAGGGTATTATTATTACTCCCCAGTTGATTATCAAGGAGGGCTACAGTACGCTGAATTAGAGGAAGAGATAGCTAACTACCATATAAGCAATATACAGAATGGACTACAGCCAAGTATGTTGATTAACTTCAATAATGGTACTCCAGATAAGGAGCAACGTGATATGATTGAAAGAGCAATCTACGAGAAGTTTAGTGGGAGTAGCAATGCTGGTAAGTTTATACTAGCCTTTAACGATAGTAAAGAATTAGCTGCAACTGTAGATCCTATTATACTAAACGATGCTCATCAACAGTATCAGTTCCTTTCTGATGAGAGTATGAAAAAGGTAATGGTTTCCCATAGAATAGTTTCTCCGATGTTAGTTGGTATAAAAGACAATAGCGGTCTGGGAAACAACGCAGAGGAGCTCCAAACAGCATCTCTACTTATGGATAATACTGTTATTAGACCGATGCAAGTTACAATACTAGATGAGTTAGAAAAGATATTAGAATTTAACGGTATTAATCTAGATATCTATTTCAAGACATTACAGCCTCTAGAATTTACTGATTTAACAAACGCTATTAGCGACTCTGAAATAGAAAAAGAAACTGGAGTAAAAAGAGATGTTGAAGAAACGATTGATGAACAAATAGAAGAACAAGAATAATGGCTACTGCACTATTTATAAAAAGAGCTGATTTGGTAAGGAATACTGCATTAAGTGGTAATGTAGATCCTGATAAATTCTTACAGTTTATAAAACTAGCTCAAGAAATCCACGTTAGAAATTATCTAGGGACTGACTTATATGATAAAATATCTAGTGATATTATTGATGATGATTTAAGTGGAGATTATTTATCATTAGTCAATGACTATGTTCAGCCGATGTTAATTCATTATGCTATGGCGGAGTATTTACCTTTTGCAGCATATACTATCGGTAATGGAGGAATATACAAACATAATAGTGAGAATTCAACACAACCAGAGAAAAACGAAATAGATTCACTTATTGCGAAGGAGAGAGATTACGCTCAATACTATACCGATAGATTTATTGACTATATGAGCTTTAATGCTCCTAGTAAGTTTCCAGAGTACTATAGTAACAATAATGAGGATATTTATCCTGATAAGGATAGCACCTATTCAGGTTGGGTTTTATGAAGAAACAATATAAAGTAAAGAAAGATAACGAAATCAAGTTAAATAGTTATCTTAAAAAGAGTAATAATGAGCTGGGGAAAGATATACGAAACAACTCATTTCGGAGAAATAAATAATAGTATAGGTTGGGGTGATATCTATGAGACTATCGTCAGCACCTTCGCTAGAGCTTTAGCTAGTACGACAAATATATTTGCCGATGCTATTAATTATCTAGCGAGTAATTTTTTTAGTGAATAATGGCAAATACAATAAGTTGGGCGGTATCGTATTGTAGTAGTTGGTGGGGTAGTAACTCTAACCAATCTACTGTAGATATAGATTCTAAACCGCCTTGTCTATAATTAATAATAATAAGAAATGGCTAAACAAAGTGTAGGAATTGGTAGTGCTGCAAATGATGGAACAGGTGATCCGTTAAGAACCGCATTTGATAAGATTAACGACAATACAGATGAATTATATACCCTGTTAGGTGATGGGAATACATTGTCTATATCTGGGGACATAAGTGTAAGTGGAGGATTAGTAACTATAGCTGACGATGCAATCACGGAGTCAAACCTTGATGTCACTAATTCACCTGTAGATGGGTATGTACTAACTTACGACTCTTCCTCAAGTGGGTTTACTTGGGAGCAAAAGTTTGATGGGGATATCACAGGTATTGTTGCAGGTAATGGACTTACAGGTGATGCTACTTCTGGAGATGCCTCTTTAGCTGTTGGAGCAGGTACAGGTATTACAGTAAATGCTAATGATGTTCAGATTGCAGATGGTGGAGTAGATACTTTACAGCTAGCAGCAGATGCAGTAGATGGAACAAAAATAGCTGATGATGCTGTAGACCACGACCAATTAGCAAATAGATACACAGCCTCTAGTGCTGTAACTTCAGCAACTTCAATAACTATAGACACTTCATCAGCAGATATATTTACTTGGACAGCAGGTCATTCTACTACAGTAGCTTTTACAAATGTAAAAATAGGTTCTACTTGTGTTCTAGCAGTTACAGGTGGTGGTTCTAGCTACACATTAGCACTAGGTAATATAAACGGTTCGGCAGGTACATTCAATAGATTAGGGGGTACTTATGATGACACCTCATCTACAAAGAACCTAATAGAATTTAAATTTATATCAACATCAGAGGCTTGGTATCAAATCTCACAAATAGCATCATAATGGCATACGCAATTAATAGAAACGGAGTTATACAGGTATATTCTTCAATACCTAAAGTATTCAAAGGAAGTCAAAAGGAATATCTAGGAGGGTTTGACCAACTAACAAGAGCCGAGCAAAAAGCAGAGGGATTGTTTGATGTTGTAATGCCTGATGGTTATAATTCACAGATTCACGATTTAGGTGAAATCTTTTGGGATTCTGCAAATACACAATTTACATATCCAAAGACTAATAAGACTTGGAGTCAAACAGTAGCAGAGTTAAAAGAACAGAAGATAGCTAATCTTAAATCTAGTGCTAACGGTAAACTTGCTGAAACTGATTGGGTGATTATTAGAGATACAGAATTAGGTAATACTACTGACTCTGCAATTACAGATGCAAGGGCAGCGATTAGAACAACTGTAGCAACAAAAGAAAGTGAAATAAACGCAAAGACCACAAAGGCACAAGTAGTACAGTACGATATATCTTTATAATATGGCTTTAAATAGAAAGACATTTAAAAAAGC